TTTTTTAATTATCTGTCTTATTGAAATTTGTTTATCTTCCATGGAAAGTTTATCCCAAGCTAATAAAAGAGAAATAATTCCTTTTCTTAAAATTCTAGCATCTTTAACATTTTTTTTATCATTAAGTTTTTTAGTTTCTAGTTTTAGTAAAATTTCATTTTGTTTACTAATTTCATTAGAAATTGAATTTATTTTATCAGCCACTATTATTGCAGCATTATCATTAAGTAATATTAATTTATTGGTTAAACTCTCAATGTCTTTATTATACTTTTTTATTATGGACTTAATATTTTCAATTTCTTTATCAATATCATATTCATTTAATGTATTAGAATATAAATATCTACTGAAAGAAGTTTCATTTTCTGCAAATCCCTTTAATAATTCTAATATATCAGATTCTAATTTTGAAATCTCTATTCTTTTGGCATCACAACTGCCGGGATTGTACTTTTTAGCGGAACATTGAAAGTAGTATTTAACTATTCCATTTTTATTTGGTCTCGAACCTGCATTTACAAACATTCCACTTCCACATTTACATTTAACTAAATGTGCTAAAAAAGTTTTTTGAGAAGTTCTTGGTCTAGCTTCTATAGCTCTACTATCTAATTCTAAATTAGCTTTTACCCAAGTTTTAGAATCAATAATTCCTTCATGAATCGAAACAGTTACTAACATGTCTTTAAAATTATATTCTTTCTTCCCATCTTTTTTACGAGGACGTCTGTTATAGGGTAAATATCCTTTTCCGTTTAATTCTCCCATAACAGTATAACCAAACTTTTCTAAATATAACTTTGACTTTTCATCACTTTTACAATAAACAGGGTTTCTTATTATATTTTGTATAGTTTTACTAGGAATATTTAACATTTTAGAAATGGATGATAAAGTATATCCTTCTGAAGCTAAATTAAAGATTTTTTCGATAATATATTTTTTCTCAGGAATAACCTCAAGGTAAACTCTTTTTTTCGAACCTTCGGTAATTTTTACAGATCTATAGCCAGTAGGTGGAGTACCACCACTCCAACGACCTAATTTAGCTAATTCAAGCATATTATCTTTAATACGTTGAGCAATGTTCATACGTTCCATTTCTGCAAAACCAGCCATTATAGTCATCATCATCATGCCCACCGGGGTTGATGGATCAAATCCTTCAGTAATAGAAACTAGACGAACATTATGCTTTTCTAAAATATCATAAGTATTCATGAAATCAACTATATTTCTAGCAATTCTATCTATTTTATAGCAAGCAATAATATCAAATTTCTTATTTTTAGCGAGCATCATCATTCTTTGAAATTGAGGTCTATTGGTATTACCACCACTAAATCCTTCATCTTGAAAGACTTCGAATTCATAATCACCATCTTTATTTAAAAAATAGTTCTTGCACATTTGAATTTGATTATTAATAGATTCACCTTTATCAGTTTCTCTAGATTTACGTGAGTAAATTGCAACTTTTTTCAAGTTATCACCTCTTTTAAGTTTATAAATTCAAATAATTGATTACATGGTAATCCTAATATGCAAGATATTTGCTCTATTGTTAAACCATCTAGATCAATATGATCAAAATTTATATTCATAAGTTTAAATGCAAAATAGTTTGCTTGTTTTTCAAGTTTTCCAGTATTAATAAATTTTCTATTAAAAGCTGCTTGATAAATATCAGTATGAAGTAAAGCATGACCTAATTCATGTAATAAAATAAATTTCTCTAAATTACTTGGTATATCATTTCTAATAAAAATTACTTCATTATTTAAATAATCTCTATAATATAAACTATCATTATTTTTTATCATGATATTATTAGAATCAATTTTATAGATGCGTATATTTAAACAGTCTAATAATTCAAATACGTCATTTGTATTATACGTATCTATAAGGCCTGCGATAATGTTGTCTATCCATATATGATTCATAAAGCATCCTCTATTTTCTATATTTTAAACCAAGTAATTTAAGTTGACTTAGTAATTCATTAGCAAATTCTATTATTTCTTCATTAGTAAGTTTATCAATATCAAATCCGCCAAATCCCATTATAGTAGGTTGTTTTAATATAAATTTCATAGCAGCTTCAGGAGTTTTAAATTCACCAGTTTCAAATAAAAATTCTTCTTCTTTTATTTGTTTGGATTGCTTATCCCAATTATCTAAATCATCCTTTGTAATTGGTTCACTTTTCATAATATCTTCAATATTTATTTCAAGTGCATCAGCTAACTTTCCTAATGTAGTTAATGATGGATTTTTCTTTTCATCACGTTCTAAAGCACTTATATATCCAGCACTAACTCCACTAAGCCTTGCTAATTCATTCACTCCTATTTTTTTTGATTCTCTAATTAATTTCAAATTTTTACCTAACATTATAAAATCACTTCCTTTCATTAATAGTATTCTTATAAATACAAAAATGTATTCTCATAGAATATATTTTATATTCCGATAGAATATAAAGTCAATAGTAAAATAAAGAAAAAAAGAGATATATTCTGAGAGAGTACGGTAATTTCTTGTAATTGTTCGCTAGCAGAATACAAAAGCGTTGTGTTCTCTGACAGAGAATGATACTATATTCTTACAGGATACGGAAAGGGGGGTTGAAAAATGGGAAATAAATTAAAAATTACTAGACAAGAATTGAAATTAAGTATTTATGATTTAGCAGAAAAAACAGGATTGTCACCTACTTATATTTCAAATTTGGAAAATGAACAAAAAACAAATCCAAGTAAATCAGTTATGGAAAAGTTGGCCAAGCATCTTAATAAAAGTGTAACTGAATTATTTTTCTAACATAAGATAAAGTGATAATAAAAAAAAGGTGATTATAAATGTATTTCAATATTATTTGTGAGAAAACATATGAAACCACAAAATTAGTGACTGATGTGTTACTAAATTTGTATGACAAATACAAAGATAACGAAGAAATTTTCCCTAAAAATGCGGAAGAACTTCAAGATGAGTAAGGCGAATGCCTTTTAAAGCATAATAGTTTACTTAATAAATTATTGGTAAATTTAAAATTTTAATTAGATAGGAGGGTTAAAGATGCTAATAAATTATTTAAAAGACTTAAAAAATTCTTTAGGAGAAGACAATTTTAAGGAATTTATTGTTGAGGTAGACAGAGATATTAAAATTAATAGACTTACTTATGGAAAGAGGACAAGTCAAAAAGAGTTTGTTGAAATATGTGAAAATTACAAAAGAGCTTTGATGAGGTGTTAATAATGCTAAGAAAGTGTAAAGAATTATCTGAAAATGAAATTAAATTTTTAAAGAAAGAAAATTTAGATCCAAATGAATTTTTATTAATAAATAAAGGGGCTGACTATTATGAGTTCTATCACATAAAAACATGTAAAAAGATTAGTTTAAGGAGGTAGATATGGGAAAAATAAATGTTTATTTAAAAATTTCAAAGGAAGTAGAAATCTTAGTTTTAAAAGAAAATTTAGAGTTTAATGCTGCACTAAGAAAAGCTAAAGAGAAATACAAGGAAGAATTAGGAGGTAAATATTTTGAAGAAAAAGAGAAATAGATTTTTTAAAAAGAATTCTAAGAAAATTATAAGTCCGTTTTGGTTCGAAAAGAATGAAGAAAAATTAAAACAAAAATTATTAAAAAATAGTAATGCGATTAGCTTAGATAATGGAGGTAATTTTGGAAGTTAAATTAATGGAACATCAAATAGAAGCTATAGAACTAACTAAGGATCATAACAGGGTAGCTTACTATTATGACATGGGACTTGGTAAGACTTTTATAGGTTCAGAAAAAATGAAAGTACTCAATGCCAATGTAAATTTGATAGTCTGCCAAAAATCAAAGTTACAAGATTGGTATGAGCACTTTAAAACTTACTACTCACAGTATAATGTATTAATTTATTCTAAGTCAAGAGAGATACCAGATAAATCAATAGTCATAATAAATTATGATTTGGTTTGGAGAAGACCAGAGTTACTAAATTTAAAAGATTTTACATTAATTTTAGATGAATCTAGTTATATAAAAAACGAAACTTCTAAAAGAACTAAATTCATATTAAAGATGAAACCTAAAAATGTAATTTTATTATCAGGAACTCCATGTAGTGGAAAGTATGAAGAACTTTATAGTCAATGTAAATTACTAGGTTGGAATATTAGTAAAAAAGCATTTTGGGATAACTATATTATCACAAAAAATATGGAAGTTAACGGATTTAAAATACCAATAGTCATTGGCTACAAAAATGTAGACAGGCTTAAAGCTAAACTAAGGCAATATGGAGCAGTGTTTAAGAAAACAGAAGAAGTTTTAACATTACCTGAACAAATGGATAACATAATAAAAATTAAATCTACTCAAGAATATAAAAAATTTAAGAAAGACCGTATAGTAACAATAAATAATCAGGAATTAGTTGGAGATACTTCATTAACTAACATGCTTTATCAAAGGCAATTAGCGGCTATGTACAACAAGAATAAATATGAAGTTCTCAAAGATCTTATAGAATCAACGGAAGATAGGTTATTAATATTTTACAATTTCACTGGAGAGTTGGATGAAATTAAGAATATATGTAAGAAGTTAAATAAACCAATATCAGTTGTGAATGGAAAGGTTAAGGATCTTAAAAATTATGAAACCAAAGACAATTCAGTGACATTACTTCAATATCAAGCTGGAGCTATGGGACTGAACCTACAGCTAAGTAATAAAATTATATATTTCAGTTTGCCGCTTAGTAGTGAGTTATTCGAGCAGAGTAAGAAAAGAACTCACAGATTAGGTCAAAAGAAAACTTGTATGTATTATTACTTAATTACTGAAGGAACTATAGAAAAGAAAATATTTGATGTTCTAGGTACTAGAAGAGATTTTACAAATAAATTGTTTGAAGAATTGGAGGAATATTAAATGAAATTTAATCAACTAGATTTTGAAATTCATATAGACAATCTATATGACAAGTGTGAAACACCTAGACAAGTTGAATGGTTACAAGAACAAATGATGTCTATAGTAGAAGGTTTAGCAGAAGAGAGAATTGAAGAATTGGAGGATGATTAAAAATTGAAAATAACAGTAGCTCAAAATGACATAGAGAAAATATTAAAAGTTACTAAAGAAGAAGTATCAATAATAGCTGATAAAGAGAGAATTACACTTATCGCTAAAACTGATAATACACCTGAAGCCAATACAATATTCATAATTGCTGATGGAGAAGTAATAGAACCTGGTACTTCAATAATAAAAAGTGAAGTTTTATCTAATATTCCTAAGAACTCAAACTGGGTGGATATTACAGAGGATACAATTAAAACAGGGGAAAGAGAAATAAAATACACAGTTAATAATTCAAAATTACCTATTCCAGAGTTAGGGGAGTTTATAACAGAAATATCCAAAGATGATTTTGACAAAGTTATAGATGTTGAATATGCAATAGCAAAAGATTCAATTAGACCAATTCTTAATTGTGTATATGTAGATGATAAAAATATAGTTGCTTTGGATGGTTATAGATTAGCTAGTAGATCTCATAAAGGAAACTACAATAAGGTTTTAATACCACAGGAATTAATAAAGCTCTATAAAAAATTTAAAAATACTACAAATATAAAAATTTATCAAAATAATAATATTCAAACTTTAGCTTTTGAAAATGTAATGATAACTGGAAAAACTGAAGAAGGTAGTTATTTTAATTACAAAAGCGTTATTAATATTTCAAATGAAGTTGTAGCTAAAATAAATGCTAACAAAGTAGTTAAACTATTAAAAACTTATAAAAAAGTGGAACTTGTAACATTAAATTTCAGGAGTAATGGACTAGAACTAATAGCTAAATCAGCAGATATGACTATAAAAGATATAGTTGATATTGAGAAATCAGGTAAAGATTTAGAGATACACGTTAACATTAAATATTTAACTGAATGTTTATCTCATTATGGAGAAAATACTGAACTTCGTATGAGGGATAATATGAGTCCAATTACAATAACTGAAAATGAAAAACTAGATTTAGTATTACCAATAAGAATTATAAAGGAGGATTAATCAATGAAAACAGTAGAAGAATTATCAAAAGATATAACTAGAGAGGAATTTATAACTTTTGTAACTGAAAATGATTTATGGCCAGTAGATTTTGATTTGCCTGATGATGGTAGTGAAGATGCTTGGGATAAAGCATTAGTAGGAATTGAGTTTAAAGCAGCTATACCAATGTTACCGAAAGAAATTATGCCAGTGTTAATACAGCTTCAAGATTTAGAAATTCAAGCAGCTAAAATTGAGGAAGTTAAGAAGAAGTTAAAAGAAGATTTACTTAAAGCTATGGAAAAGCATGGTGTCAAGAAATGGGATAATGAAGTAATGACAATAACTTATACAGCTCCTACAACAAGGACAAGTATTGATAGTAATAAGTTAAAAAAAGATTTACCTGAAATTTATGCTAAATATTGTAAGACTTCAAATGTTAAAAGCTCAATAAGAATTAAATTGAAAGGAGAATGGTAAATGGCAAAATCATCAAAAGTATTAAATAGTATTGAAGGAGCATTAGCAGAGCTAAATTATGTTCGAATTGAAGTCGATGAACTAGTGGTAAGTGAAAATAGAGAAGTTGATACATCATTAATAATTAAATATATAGAAGATGTTGAAACGGCGATTTATAAAATCAAAGATGAATTCGAAGAGTATGAAGGTGAAGTAAGAGAAGTAGAAGAAGATTTAGAAGGAATAATTTATAGATTGAATGAGGTGATTAAGTAATGAATACAGGATATGAATTTGATGTTAATGAAAATAACGAAATAATTTATACATCAATATTAGAAGATGGATTTTTACCAGTAGAGGATGAAGAATAATGGCAGCTGAAAAACAATTTGAAAATAAAATAAAAGTTTTTTTAAATGGACTACCAAATACTTGGTACTTCAAATATTGGGCGGGACCTTATAGTAAGTCAGGAATACCAGATATTATAGCTTGTATAAATGGTCATTTTGTTGCAATAGAAGTAAAAGCTGAAAATGGACATGCTAGTGAACTTCAAAAACGTAATATTAAGCTGATAAAGAACTGTAAAGGACATGCTTATATAGTTTATCCTAAGGATTTTGAAAGGCTCAAAAAGGACCTTAGAGTTTTATGTGAGGTGTGATAATGAAAGCGTTAAGTAAATCAGAATTTATGAAAAAATATATAAATGATTATTACACTAAAAGATTTAAAAAGAAAACTAATGATGCTGATATACATCAAATAGAAAATACTATAAGAATTAGAGAACATAATAGAAAACGTAATAGAGGAGGTAAGATATGCTAAAAGTTTACTCATATGTGTGATTATTTAGCTAGTAGAAAATGCTTAGAATTTAATTTTAATGTAGGTGATTAAATGCAATATTCTCATTCAAAAGTAGAAACCTATGCAACTTGTCCTTATAAATA